ATGGCCAAGCAACCCACCGCCACTGGTTCCTTCCCCATGCCGCAGGGCTACGAGGCATTCGTCTACCGCGCTTACTGCCAGTGCGGCGATCTGCTGTACGTCGGACTCACCAATGACCTCACCCTGCGACTCGCCGGACACCACCGCGACCGCTCCCCCTGGCTGACCAAGGCCATACGGATCGACTGGGAGGTCTACCCCACCCGCGCCGACGCCGCCCGCGCCGAGCGTCGCCAGATCCGCACCCTGCACCCGCTCTTCAACACGCAAGACGCTGTGCCCCGGCCGCCGAAGACGACCCCGCTCCCCTGGCCCCGCGCGTTCACCGAGGCCGAGCTCGATCAGCGGGCGATCGCCACCTACCGCGGTGTGTCGTACCTGGAGTGGCTGTGGTCGGACTTCGATGCGAGGAGCGCCGCCTGATGCCCTACGACCTTCACCCGCTCGCGTCCTCCTGGCGCCGCTCCCTCGCGGCGCGGAACCTCTCCGAAGACACCATCAAGGTCTACCGCCGCGCCAGCTCCGGCCTGGCCGATTACCTGCTTGCCTACGAGCGCCCCGACGATGACCCCGACGCGCGGCCGGCGCCAGAGGAACTGGAGGGCGAGCAGGGGATCCACCGCGAGCATGTCGCGTCGTACGTCACCTTCCTCCTGACGGAGAAGGGCGAGGCCACCGCGCACCAGCAGTTCCGCTCCCTGAAGACGTTCTTCAACTGGCTGGTCGACGAGGAGGAGATGGACCGCTCGCCGATGCGCACGATGAAGCCGCCGGAGGTGACGGAGAAGGAGGTGCCGATCATCCCGGAGGACGCGTTGAAGCGGCTCCTGAAGTCGTGCGCGGGGAAGGACTTCGAGTCGCGCAGGGATGCGGCGATCATCATGCTGTTCCTGGACACGGGCGGTCGGCTGTCGGAGCTGACGAATCGCTCCATCGGTGACCTCGACCTGGACCTCATGGTCTTGCAGGTTCTCGGCAAGGGCAGCAAGTTCCGCAGCGTCCCCTTCGGCCGGGCCACCGCACAGGTCTTGGACCGGTACCTGCGGGCGCTGGCCAAGCACCTGGGGCGGTCGCCCGAGGCCGACGAGGCGCTGTGGTGGGGAGTGAAGTCGCGGCGACGACTGACCATCTGGGGAGTGGGAACGATGATCGAGCGGCGGGCGGCCGCGGTCGGCATCGGACACATCCACCCGCACCAGTTCAGGCACACGCTGGCGCATCAGTGGAAGCTGGAGGGCGGCAACGAGGACGATCTGATGCGCATCATGGGCTGGCGGTCGCGGCAGATGCTGAGCCGGTACGCGGCGTCTGCCGGGGATGAGCGGGCGCGGGCAGCGCACCGGAGGCTGAGCCCCGGAGACCGATTGAACGGCTGATCGGGGCTCATCGCCTCCGTCGCTCACGCGGGATGCGTGATCTTCATATGGCCCATCAGGTGGGGCAGCCGTCCGCAGACGACAGCGATGGCTGCCCCTTCGCTGATTTGGTCGGGATCGTAGGCCAGGCGGACGCGTTCTCCGAGGTCGCGCCACATCACCGGCAGGCCGTCGTCGAGCCTCTCTTGTTGAACCTGGACCTCGTGTGTCACATGGCCCCCTGTCCCGCAGGCTTTCCGGGCATGCCCGTATCGCACGTGCGTTCGATCAGCGCGAGGTGACCATCAGCCTACGTCTGCACGAGAGATTCACACAGGAGGCGTACCGAATACGCAAAGACTGGCCTACCAACACGGCCCGTGACCAGACATTTCTGATCAGAAACCACTCTTACGAGTGACGCTGTTCCTCATCCCACTGCTCGGCGACGGCGCGCCCAAGCGGCGTGTCAGCCTCGTCTCTACCCAGCCTGATGAGCAGATCCGCCGGCGCGCCGCTGCGCATCTCGGCGTCGCGGTAGCCGATGACCTGCCAGTGGGCCGCTGCGGCGGCGACCTCACGAGGGATTCCCAAGCCTTCCGCCAGCGCGGAGACAAGCGTCGGGGTGACGGTGTACCCCTCACCCTTGATGATCTTCCCAATGAGTCCCGTGCTGGGCTGGTATCCGGTGTCGGGGTCAATGGCGCGCTTCTGGAAGTCACGCACCGAGTAGCGGCGGTCGTCGCCCACCTGGCCCACCTGCCGTTGGACCAGCTCAGTCAGCGCGTCGCGCTGCTCGGCCACCTCAACCGCCTCTCCTGTGCCCACATTCCACACCAATCGCCTATGACCTACATGAAACTCGCAGGTCAGCCAGCACAACCATCCGAGGACTCGCACTTATTGTCCACGATCGCGGACGGATGGCGTAGCCACCCACCACAGCTAGGCCGAAAAATGACGGGGACTCAGCTGTCCACGATCGTGGACATCGCATAAGCGATGTGGTTATGTAGTGCCTGTCCACGAACGTGGACAGCCCAACGGAGGCATACGTGACCCATGTCCGCCTACACCTGACCGACAGGGACATCCTGGAAAAGCTCATGCACTGGGCCCCAGGAGGAAAGCCCCTGACCGCTCAGAAGCTGGCTGCATGCGTCGGCGTCTCCCGCTCGAAGATCTACGCCCTGCTCGACGGATCGCGCCCCACCGCCGACCGCGAGACGGCGAAGCGCATCGCAAGTGCGCTGGCCGTACACCAAGGCGCTCTCTTTTTTGAGCCAATGTCCACGTCCATGGACATGGACATCCCCCAGGAGGACACGCATGAACGCCAGCGAGCGGTCGATGAAGCTCAAGCTCGCCGCCCACAAGACATGGGCGAAGACACCCGACCGCGCCAGCCGCACCGCCAAAGCGCGTAGGGCATCGCACCACACCCGCTTCCTCGACCAGGCCCGCCGCGAGAACCCCGGGCTGTCGGAGCAGCAGATCGCGAACATCGCGGACTCGCTCAAGAAGGCCTTCTACACCGAGCTGGCGCTGAAGTCGGCGCAGGCCCGCCGGATCAAGGGCCAGATCGCGAAGGACGCGAAGCGCAAGCAGATCGAGCGCGAGATGGCCGGCGAGACCGACGCGGCCTGAACGAACTTCGGGCCCGCCCGGATTGCCCCCGGAACGAGCCCGATCACGGATCACCCCACCATCTGCAAGGAGGCTCACCGTGAGCACCCAGATTACCGTCCCCCCGGCCGCCCCGATCGGCGAGAAGACCGAGGTCTTCGAGGCGCTGACCGTCCTCTCGTACGCGTTCCGTGATCTGCCGACTCCGTACGTGACGATCCACTCGACGAAGCGGAGTGGCTTCGACCTTCAGATGGAGTCCCCGCAGGACTTCGAGCTGTGGCGTGCGGCGCTGGGGATCGACTCGGCCGCTGTAGAGCTGAAGTCTGGCTCGGGCTCGGTGTGGCTCGACGCTGACTTTGACTTCCGTGGCATCCCGGCGTCGCTGAGTGGGTTCGGGGTGTCGCTGTCCAGGGAGGTTGCGGAGACTCGCCAGGCGGCTCCGGCTGACGCCTCCCAGGTCGCCGCGTGAACGCCCGTGCGCTCAACGCGCTGGCGGGTGTGATCTGCCGGGCGCAGGAGAACGGCAAGCAGACGCCGATGGGGCTGGCGATCGCGGTTGAGTCGGCGGGCTTGTTGCTGTCGCCGGAGTCGGCGGCCGAGCTGGAGGAGCTGCGCGAGCAGCTGGTCAGGTCCGGTGACGCGGGTGCGGAGGCGTTCCAGCGCGCTGGTGAGAACGGCGCGGCTGCGATCGAACTGCGGCTAGAGAACGAGCGGCTGCGGGAGCGGGCGAACGCCGCACCGGCGGCGCTGTCCGCCGAGCAGCGCGCGGCCCTGGCCGAGAACCTCGGCGACGCGAAGCCCGCCACCGACGGCCTGCTCGTCTCGTTCGCCGAGACGATCCGGGAGTGCCGCGAGCATGACCACGGGTCGCAGCGTGAGGACTGGTTCTGCCTGAACCTCTCCTCGTACATGGGTGAGCGGATGGCCCCGGTGCTGCGCCGCCTGCTGGACGCCGAGGCTCGGGTCGCCGAGCTGGAGGCCGCTCCCGCGCTCCCGTGGGCTGCGCAGATGTCCGACGGCGACCTGCACGGGTTCCTTGACGACCTCGTGTCGGCCGCGATGAACCGCTGGCGGTCGGAGCCGGATGTGCCGGACCGGGAAACGCTGGCCGCGATCGAGAAGGCGTGCGCGGAGTGGCGGACGCCGGGGCAGGGCTTCCGCAGCGACGACGAGGCGGTGGCCTCGTGATCGTCCTCGCCGCCAACGCCATCGTGCTGGCCGTCCTCGTCGCCACCTGGTGGGCCATCGAGCACCTGCACCTGCCCATGGACCTGCTGCACACGCTCGCCGCACACCTGGTGGGGGCTCTCGTGATCGTGCTCGTTCTGGCCGATCTGATCCGGTTCCGCGCCCGCCGCAACACCACCACGAACGGGGACCGATGAACATCCTCCGCTTCTTCCGCAAGCCCGAGCCCGTCGTTGACGGCCCGTTCCGGATCTACGTCCGCCGTACCGGCGCTGGCGTCGAGGTCGACGTCTCCCACTTCGTTGAGCACCTCATCCGCCAGCTCGCGCAGGACTTCGTCGAAGCCACCGGAGAGGTCGGCGACGACCTCATCGACATCGCGAAGCTCGACGACAGCGCCGCGTACGAGCGGAGCCGGGGCCTGGACGACTCCCGGTCCGAGCACCAGCGTGACGCGGCGGTCGAGCGGCTCCTCGCCTCGATCGGCGGCGGTTCGCTGGTGCTGCACGGCAAGCAGGTGCGGCAGGTCGCGGCGGCGTTGATGGCCGCTGGTCAGATCGTGGCGGTGCCGTCGCAGCGCGAGGGTGGTGCTGCCGCGTGAGCGCCGCCGAGCACCTGCGTGAGGCCATCGAGGTGGGCTGCACGCGAGACGACCACGACCACGTCGCCGCCCACCGCACCGAGGTACTGCGCGAAGCAGCCGAGGCCGTCTTCGCCCTCGACTACTACAAGCTGCGCAGCGGTTTCGAGTTCGACAGCGTCCGCGACGCGTGGGACGCCGGTACGAATGACGCGTCGGACCTGCTGTTCAACATGGCCGGGCAGGCCGGGAAGGACACCCGCAAGGGCGAGTCCACCCAGCCCGCGCCGAAGCAGTGCGCGCCCTGCAACCGCGGCGCCTGCGAAGACTGCTTCGGCCCCGACCGCCCGCCCACGCAGAACCCGTACGCCTGCCCCTGCAACACCGGCGGCCGCTGCACCCAGACCGTGCCGTACGACCCCGCCGACGTCGGCGGCTTCGACTTCGGGATCCCCGGAGGCGATGCCTGATGACCATCACGCCCGAGGCCGGGGCCACCACCGCCCCGACCACCCGCCGCCGCAAGGCCGCCGCCCCCGCACCCACCGGAACCGACCGCATCCCCCAGCCCTCACAAGGCTGGTACCGCGTCCCCGGCACCGACACCAAGCTGCGCCGCGTCACCACCATCCTCGGCCAGGGATTCCCGAAACCGCAGCTCGTGTTCTGGGCCGCGAACCTCACCGCCGCCGAGGCCTTCGCCACCCTCCCCACCCTCGTCGCCGCCTCCCTCTGGCCGGCCGAGAAGGAAGCCGCGTACGACTGGCTGCGCAAGGGCCACGTCAGGAAGAAGGACGAACGCGGCGACATCGGCCGGGCCGTCCACGACGTCATCGAGGCCAAGGTCCTCGGCACGCCGATCCCCGACGAGCTGCTCAACGATCAGGAACTGGCCCCGTACATCGACCACTTCCTGCAGTTCGTCGACCAGTGGCAGATCGCCTTCGAAGCCTCCGAGATGACCGTCGGGAACTTCGACGACGGCTGGGCCGGGAAGCTCGACTACCTCTTCCGTTCCCCGATCATCGCCCGCCTGCTGAAGGTCGCCGCCGACACGCTGTTCATCGGCGACACCAAGACCGGCGGCGAACTCGATGAGAAGGGCGTCTACCCGGAGGCCGGCGCTCAGATGGCCGCCTACCGGCGGGCGCGGGTGTGCTGGCTGCGGGACGGCTCGACTGTCCCGATGCCCGCCGTGCACTCGACGGGGATCGTCCTGCACCTGCGCCCGGAGGGATTCCGGGTGATGCCGCTGCTGTGCGGTGACGACGTGTACGAGGTCTTCCGTCACGTCCAGCAGGTCGCCGAGTTCCAGCGGGTTCTGTCCAAGTCCGTTGTCGGCGAGGCCCTCGCGCTGCCGACCCCCACCGAGAACGAAGGGGTTGCGGCCTGATGCCCATCCTCGATCTCCAGATGCGCATGCGCCAGCTCGGCGAGATCCGCATCGGCCACGCCGTCGACACCGGCCGCCTCGACAAGAACGGCAAGGCCATCAAGCGGCCGGCCAAGCTCAACGCGTTCCGCTTCACCAGCCCGTCCCGCGAGATCCTCACCTCCGTCGCCGAGTTGTACGGCGGCGAGGTCCGGCCCTGGACACCGGCCAACGGCGGCCCGGCCGAGTTCGAGGTGTACTCCACCTCGGCCCGCCTCCCGGTCCTCATCCCGCCGCGCGACTCGGTGTCGCAGTGGTACGAGCTGTACGCCGGATCGAAGTGCCAGCGCCGTTGCGACGGCGTCACCGAGCACAAGCAGGACCGGCCGTGCATGTGCAACCCGGAAGAGCGCGACTGCAAGATCACGACCCGGGTGAACGTGATGCTCCGCGACCTGCCCGCGCTCGGCCAGTGGCTGCTGATCTCGAAGGGCTACCACGCCGCGGTGACCCTGCCGCCCGCCGCCGAGCTGCTTGCGAAGGCGGGCGGGTACGTCGAGGGCTGGCTTGGCATGGAGGAGAAGTCGGCCATCGTCAACGACAAGCCGGCGCGGTTCTCGGTGCCGACGCTCGACGTTGAGATCACGCCGACCGCCCTCATGGCCGGGAACATCACCGGCGCCCCGGCCGCCGTCGCCACCGGCCCCGAGCGGGCTGCAATCGCTGCCGCTCCGGCTGCTCAGCCGTCAGCCGCCGGGCCGCCCCGGGACTACCTCGCCGAAGCGCAGAAGGCCAAGACGCAGGAGGAGGTGCTGGCGCTCTTCCAAGAGGCGAAGAACGCGGGCGCGCCGCTGGCGTACCAGGAGCAGCTGAAGGCCATCGGGCAGAGCAAGCCCACCACCCCCGCGACGCCGCCCGCGGTGCCCGACGCCGACGGCGCGATCGACGCCGAAGTCCTCGACGACCCGGGCGACATCCAAGACGCCTGGTTCGCGGTCGTCGCCGCGGCTGGTGCGCACGGCATGACGACCGACGAGGTTGAGGCCGAGTTCGCCAAGGAGCACGGCGGCCTGCACCCCTCGTCGGCGTCCGTGGCCCAGCTCACCGCGTTCCGCAACGTCCTGAAGGGAGCCCGCGCATGAGCTGGCACCTCGGCCGCATGGCCGCCTTCGACGTCGAGTCAACCGGCGTCGACCCGGAAACCGCCCGCATCGTCACCGCCTGCGTCGTCCTCGTCGGCGGCGACCAACCCACTCAGCCCGCCAACTGGATGGCCGACCCCGGCATCGACATCCCCGCCGAGGCCAGCGACATCCACGGCATCACCACCGAGCGGGCCCGCGCCGAGGGCCGCCCGGCCCCCGAGGTCGTCGAGCAGGTCACCGCAGCCCTCGGCCAGGCCCTCACGGTCGGCATCCCGATCGTCGCCATGAACGCCCGCTACGACCTCACCGTCCTCGACCGAGAGTGCCGGCGCCACGGCATCCCCACGCTCCTCGACCGGTACGTCGACAGCGTCCTGTGGCCCGTCATCGACCCGTACGTCATCGACAAGCAGGTCGACAAGTACCGCAAGGGGTCGCGGAAGCTGACCGCCCTGTGCGACCACTACAAGGTGCGGCTCGACGGCGCGCACGACGCAGCGGCGGACGCAATCGCCGCGGCCCGCGTGGCGTGGCGGCTGGGCAGTGTCTTCCCCAAGCTCGCCGCGATGGACATCGAAGCCCTGCACCACGCACAGATCGAGTGGGCTGCAGCGCAGGCAGCGAGCTTGCAGGAGTACTTCCGCAAGAAGGACCCGGCGGCCGTGGTTGAGGGCGCCTGGCCGCTCGTGCCGTTCCAGGGGGCGACGGCCTGATGCTGTGGTCCAAGTCCCGGCAGATCGCCCGCCTGCAGCGCCTCGCCGCATCCCGCGCCGAGCGCCTCACCAGCGCCGAGAAGTTCGGCCGCACCGCAGTCCGGGGACAGGCCCGCCTCGCCCACCAGCAGGCCCGCACGTTCCGCGTCCTCGCCGTGCAGATCAACGCCGCCCGCCTGCTCGGCAACGCGGCCGACGCTGGCGCCGTGGCTGACGACCTCGTCGAGCAGCTGGAGATCGCTGGCTTCGGGCCCGAGTTGAAGTTCGCCCTGTCCCGCCTCACCCCGAAAGCAGGCGAGCCCGCGTGATCAGCATCGTCCTCGGTGGCCTCGCTGGCTTCGGCATCGTCGCTGTCCTGCACGCGGTCCGTGTCGTCCGCTTCCGCCGCACCGGAGGCCAACGATGAGCGCACCGGCCCCGTCCACCATCACTCCCGCCCCCGCGCCTGCAACCGGCGCCGGGGCGGGCACCACCCGCCGACTGCACACCATCGCCCTGCCCGCCGGCCTGAAGCTCCTCAATGCCAACCAGCGCCCCCACTACCGCCTCAAGGCCAAGCTGACCAGCACGCTCCGCGCCGCCGCCATGGAGGCCGTGAGCGAGAACGCCGAGCTGATGGCCGCCCTCGCTGCGGCCAAGCCCGGAGGCCTCTTCGCCCGCGCCCACATCCTCGGCGTGCTCCACCCGCCGACCCGCCGCCGCGCCGACCCCGCGAACTGGTACCCGTCGTTCAAGGCCGCGGTCGACGGCATCGTCGACGCCGGGGTCCTGGACGACGACGACCACACGCACCTCCTCGGCCCGGACATGCGGCTCGGCGACGTCGTCAAGGGCGGCCAGCTCGTCCTCGTCGTTCGGGAGCTGGCGGACGGCGAGCAGTGGCCCGACCTCGGGGCGGTGCAGCGATGACGACCGCCCTGGCCCTGTTCGACCTCACCGCCCTCGACCCGGCCACCACCGACTGCGCGCGCTGTGGCCAGCACCCGGCCACCGCCCGCGTTCACGCCGCGCACAACCTGCTCGGCGTCACCCGCTACCCGCAGGCCACCTACCGCAACCTCGCCCCCATCACCTCCGCACCCTGCTGCGACACCTGCGCCTGGAACCTCGCCAACGCCTGGTGGGCCTCCTGGCAGACGTGCCCCACCGGCGTGTGCGCCCTGTGGGTCCACACCTTGGCCGACCCCCACCCGGGCTGGGACTGCAAGCGGAGCCACCGGGAGCAGACCGTCGTATGGCTCGCACCCCTGGCGGAGGTGGCGTGATGGACCGCTGCGACCACACCGAACTGCCCACCGAGGCCTGCGCCCACTGCCGGCCCGCCCCGGCCCCGATCAAAGCCGCGGCCGCCAGCAAGTCCCAGCCCACCCCGGAAGCCGCGCGGGCAGTCAAGACGTACGCCCCCCGGAAACTGACCCGCCCCACCGAACCCGACGACTGGCGCAAGCAAGCTGCCTGCGCCAAGGAGGACCCGGACCTGCACTTCCCCGAAGGCACCACCGGCCGCCACCTCCTCCAAGCCGAGCAAGCCAAGGACGTCTGCCGCCGCTGCCCCGTCATGCTCCAGTGCAGGGCCTGGGCCATGGAAACCCGCCAAGACCACGGCGTATGGGGCGCCCTGGACGAGGCCGAACGCCGCAGCATCCGCCGCGGTGCCCGACGACACAGCATCAGCCCGGCCGAAGCTGCCGCGAAGAAAGCCAGCCAGCCCCCCAAGCCGAGCACGCTCCAGGACATCTTCGACGCCGGCACGGCACGCCTGCACGGCGGGCACCTCGCATGGACGGGCAAAGCACAGATCCGCTTCGACGGACAGGTCTACACGCCGAAGCAGTTGTGCTTCCTCCTCGACCGGGGCCACCCCTCAACCGGGCGGGTGATGTCCGACTGCAACGTCAGCGAGTGCGTGCTGCCGCAGCACCTCGCGGACACCGCGGAGCGCTCCCGATGCCCGTCCCGGTCCGGCTACCAGCGGCACCTCCGGTTGGGCGAGACCCCGTGCGACGGCTGCCGGAATGCGAACACGGACGCGGACAACCGGCTGCGCCGCACCGGGACTACCAAGGCCGCCGCATGACCGCCCGCCGGCCGCCGCGTGGCCAGTACGTCGCCGCGGTCCTCCGCATCGTCTGCGAGGGCACCGTCGCCGCCTACTACGCCTGCCAGATCTGCCCGTACACCGCCTCCGCACGCGGCCGGGCCAAGACCGCCGCGTTCGTCGCGGACATCCGCACCAGCCACCGGGCCACCTGCCCGGCGCTCCAACCGAAAGGCAAGGCCGCATGACCGACATCAAGTTCGACACCAAGGTCATCGAGGACGTCAAGGAAGCCCTCGAAGACCACGCCGACACCATGTTCAAGCAGCGCAAGGGCCGCTGGATGGCCATCGTCGAACTCGCCCACGTCGAGCGCAACGAGCCCGGCCCCGACGAGGAGAAGTCCCCCAGCGTCAAGCTGCGCATCACCAGCGTCGAGGTCGCCACCGACGACTACTCCGACGAACGGCTCCGCGAGGTCGCACAGCAGCTCTACCGGCTCCGCACCAGCTCCGGAACCCTCGACGAGGCCGTCGGCGAACACCGCGCCGGAGACATCCTCCGCAACGGCTCCGGCCTCCTCGTCAGCGCGGACAGCTGATGGCCGGGCGCGCGAGCAGGAAGGGCAGCGACGACTCCCGTTGCCCTTCCTGCTCCGCGCCCACCCACCGGCAATGGGTCGGACGCATCGCCGCACTCCTGGTCACCGCCAGCCTCACGCCCCTCACCCCCGGCCAGGAACGCGACATCCGCACCGACCCCACCCGCCTCACCTGGTGCTACGTCACCGGCCCCTGGCGGCCACCCGAACTCCGATGGCGCTGCACCCTCCGCGACTGCACACACACCGTCGTCGCCTGCCACCGCTGCCCACCCGCCGCCCCCACCACCCTCTTTTGACCCACCGAGGAGACCGCACAGTGGAGAACGTCCGCCCGATCAACCGCGACACGGCGGACAACAACGGCCTCAACCACACGCCGCCCCACGACATCGAAGCCGAAGAAATGGTCCTCGGCGCCGTCATGCACTACCCCCAGGCCTACGCCGACGCCCAACTCCTCATCGACCGCACCGACCTCTTCCAACCCGCCCACCAGCTCATCTGGGACACCGTCGGCCAACTCCTCACCGAAAGCCAAGGCGTCCACCCCGTCGCCGTCCGCGCCCGCATCGAACGCGACGGCCGACTCCGCGAAGTCGACGGCGGCATGCTCATCCACCGCCTCGCCGGCGAACACATCGCCGCCGGCATGGTCGGCCACTTCGCCCAGATCATCGCCGACCGCGCCCACGAACGCCGCTACGACGAGCACGCCACCGAACTCAAGGCCGCCATCGGCCGCAAAGCCTCCGGCGACGAACTCGACGAACTCGTCTCCGCATTCCAGCAACGCGAAACCCTCCGCGCGAACACCGGCCACGGCCCCGCCCACCTCACCGCCGCACTCCTGGACTGGGACGTCTTCTTCGCCACCGACTTCGGCGCCATCGAACTGCTCCCCGGACGGCTCATGGCCCCCGGCCAGCAGATCACCATCGTCGGCGACGGCAAGGCCGGCAAGTCCCTGTTCGTCCAGGAGTGGATGTGGCGCATGGCCACCGGCCAGTCCTTCCTCGGCGACAAGCCCGGCGACCCCGTCACCATCCTGTACCTCGACGCCGAGAACGGGCAGGAGCAGGTGCAGGAGCGGTTCATCAGCTTCGGCGGCGGCTTCGGCCGCATGGGCACCCTGCGCTACGCCTCCTTCCCGCCCGTGCGGCCCCTCGACACCGCGGGCGGCGGCGCCGACCTCATGGCCCTCGTCAAGGCCACTGGCGCGCAGCTCGTCGTCATCGACACCGTCAGCCGGTTCATCTCCGGCCCCGAAAACGACGCCGACACCTGGCTCAACCTCTACCGCCACACCCTGCTGCCCATGAAACGCGACCGGATCTCCGGTGTGCGCCTGGACCACCTCGGCAAGGACGGAGACCGCGGCGCCCGCGGCTCCTCCGCCAAGACCCAGGACGTCGACCACGTCTGGACCCTCCAGGCCCAGGGCGGCGGAGTCCTCGCCCTCAGGCGCACCCACACCCGCACCGGCATCGGCCCCGACGATTTCACCCTGCGTCGCGACGCCCGCCGCGACGGCGACAACTGGGTACCCGGCGCGACCCGCCACGTGATCGTCACCTTCGACCACGACCTCGAACGCATCCCCGGCACCGTCGAGTACATCGTCCACGCCCTCGACAAGGCCGGCCTGCCCAACGACGCGGGCAACCCCAAGTCCCGGGCGGCGCTCGCCGAGCTCCAGATTCCCGCCCGGAAGGAGCGCATCGAGGACGCCGTCCGGCGGCGCAAAGCACGCGCTCTGGAGGGCTCTTCCCCGGAGCCTCGGGAGGTTCCCCCGCACCTTCCCCATGATCTTGGTCCGGGGGGTTCCCCGGGGGAATCCCCAAACGATCATGGGGGAACCACAAAACCCCAGGTCAAACATTCCCCGGGAACCCCGGGGGAACCAGTGGGGAACCCACCTTCCCCACCCTCTTCCCCCCACGTAGTGGGGGAAGGGGGAGGCGGGCGGGGAACCAAGGGCGAAAACACAGGCCCCCACTGCACCATCTGCACCCACCCAATCCACGGCTACCGAGCCGAACGCGGATACGACACCTGCCTGTCCTGTGACCCCCACACCGGCAGCCACCCACCCACCAAAACCACCGAGGAGGACTGACCCATGACCAACCAGACACCCGCCGGAGAACCGGTTCGCGGCCGGCCCGCGCCCAAGCTCGGCCCGCGCTACCTCGCCGTGCTCCGCCTGTGCGCGAACGGCCGCACGAACGCCCAGATCGCGCACACGCTCGGCCTGTCGGTGCACACGGTCACCGGCTACTGGAAGGACATTCGGTCGCTGTTGGGGGTGCAGTCGGCGCCGCATGCGGTGGCGGTGGCGCTGCGGACGGGGTTGCTGAGGCCTGGGGATGTCGCTGTGCCGTCGTACGAGGCGCGTATGGGGGTTCAGGTGTCCCTGGAGTCCCGCGAACCCCTGCCGGGCGCTCCTGGGGCCGCTGGGGGGCCGCGATGACCGCTACGCGCTGCCCCGCCTGCCCGTCCGGCATGAAGGGCCCCGGCAAGTACCTGTGCCTCGGCTGCTGGAGCGGCCTCACCGCTCTCGCCCGCCGCGCCCTGAACCGGCGCGACTCCAAGTCCATGGCCCGACTCCAGGACCTCTACGGCCAGATCGCCAGCGGGGTGCCGCTCGACGAGATCCAGGTGACGCCGTGACCCACCCCGTCAGCGAGTCCCTCACCGCCCTCAACGACCACCACCGGAAGGCCAGCATGAGCAACCCGAGCCCCGCCGAAGCCGTGCGGATCCTCGTCGAGTCGTTCGCCGAGCAGATGTGCCGCGTTGCCGAAGCTCTGGCCAAGCTGCCCGGCCGCGACGCCTACACCCTCGCCCCCACGCCTGCTGACGCCCCGGCTGACGCGTCACCGACGCCCGTCCCGACACCCGGCGACGACGACATCCGCGACCGCCTCGCCGCCTGGCTCTACGACCGCTGCGCCCACGACCCCGGGCACCAGGGCATCAGCGACGACCCCCGCACCATCGCCCACTACGCCCTCCTCTGGCCCGAACTCCCGCAGGTTTTTGCCCCGGACAACGAGGGCCGCCTCGCCTTCGTGCAGTCCGCCGCCGACGCCTTTGCCGACAAGCTCACCGCCACCGAGACCGCCCTCGCACTGCTCCACGAAGGCGAGGAACCGCGCCTGGACGACCGCACCGTGGCCACTCCCGCCCAGTGGATCTGGTGCTGGAACCGCGCCACACCCGCCAACCGCCTCGCCGTCGCCACGCAGATCCACGAGACCGCCGACCGCGCCGACACCGCCGAGGCCGCCATCCGCCGCGTACGGAAGCTCTCCCAGGACTGGGCCGTCCTGCGCACCTACGGCAGTGCCGCGTACGAGCTGCGCACCGCCCTCGACGGTCTGCTGACGCCCGCTGACGAGCCCGGCCCGGCCGATGCGTAGAGCCATCCTCGCGGCCCTCATCACCACGCTGTTCGCCTGCACCGCGCTCGGCGTCACCGTCCTCCTCGCAGGCCTCGACGCCGCCACCGCCCACGCCGTACCCGCACCCACGCCGAACCAGGAGCCCCGACCGTGAGCACCAACGCCCTGCTCGCCATCCTCGCCGCCTGCTTCACCGCCTGCTTCATCGCCCTCGTCTGGGCCTCCACCAAGCCCCGCCGCAACAACACCAAGGAGAACTGACCATGACGCACACCCGCACCTACACCCTGCTCAACGCCTGGGCCGAAACGACACCCCACGCCTGCCCGCCGAACTGCGACAAGCCGCACGCCCACGTCGGCGACCCCTGCGACGCGGCACAGTGCGATGAGGCGCTGGTGGCCGACGAGGTCTGCTACTCCGTCACCGAACTGGACCGCAACGAGGCCGGGCGCGAGCCGTGGGTCTGCTGGCGGCACATCCGACCCGACGACGGACCGATCCGCACGCGAACCGACGTCTGAGCATGACGTAGGGCGCGCCCACAGACCTCCCCAGGCCGGGCGCGCCCCAGGTGCGATCACCATAGCCCCGCGCACCACAGGAGCGACCCGTGACCACCACCACCGCCACACCCACCGCACAACACCTCGTCACCGTCATCCACCACTGGGGCGACCTCAACGAAGCCCTCGGCGCACCCAACAAGATCGCAGGCTTCGGCGTCGGCCTCCGCAACTACCTCGCCGCCCTCGACCGCATCGACGAGCAGCAGGCCGAGGCCGAACGCCACCGCGCCCTGGCCCTCCGCACCCTGGAGCGCGACCCGACACAGATCGGCGAACGGCCCATCCCGCTGCGCGTGCACATCCTCGACACCATGGCCGCGATCCACGCCGACCTGCTCGACTGCGCGGACCACACCGCCGCCGCCGTCCAGCGCTCACCCATGGGCCAGCTCCCCGTCGGCTACCCCGCAGCCGACCGGGCCCGTCGCGCCGTCCTCGCCATGCGCGACCAGCACGACCCCCGCCGCTGGCGATGGACCGGCCCCCGGCCCGCCGCCCCCTACGCCGCACTGTGGCTCCTCGGCCGCGTCCAGGGCGCGCCTGGCCCGTTCCACCGCCTCACCGAGACCGACGCCGACCACATCGCTTCGGTCGCCCGCCACGCCGCCGCCCGCGTCGAGCAGGCCCTCGACATCGCCGACCGCATCGCACCCATCAGCCAACCCTGCCCCGACTGCGCAGGCCGCATCGAAATCCACGGCGGCGCCGGCGCCACACCCGTCGCACGCTGCGGGACGTGCGGGCGCGTCTGGACGGAGCAGCCAGCCGTCGCGTGACGCGTCAACGCCCCGTCAGTCGGCCGCTGGCGGGGCGTCGTCACGCTTCGCTGACGCCCGTCCCTTGCCCGCCGCGATCTGCCCCGCCGCCTCGCCCGTGACGCTCATCCGCGCCCCGATCACCCGGAACGTGTGGCCCTGGCTCTTCGCGGTGATGACGGCCTGCTGACGCACGTCAGCCACGAAGGTGTGCAGCTGCGGCCACTCCTGGAGCAGCTCGGCGCACGCCGCCGCACGATCGAGCGCATCCGGGATCGCCTCCAGCGCCCGCAGCGCCGCACGCACCTGCTCGACCTCGCCCGCCACCTGCAACACCTCCCGCGCGGAGGGTAGGGCTGCATAACCCACCGCCCAAGGGGTACCCTCTGAACCCAAGGGGTACCCCTTGAGACGTCACGACGGGGCATGACGACCGTCCGACGCCCACAAACGAATCGAGCCCCGACCGGTGGTTGCACACCGATCAGGGCTCTGACCACAGGAGACGTGACTCCGATGGCTGAACGGCAGCCTACCCACCCCGCAGCGAACTGGACCACCTGCCCGGAGTGCGGTGCACCCACCGGCAACGGCCCGCACACCTGCAAGCCCCGCGCCTCGATCGGCCTCGCCATCGGCGCCGCCATCATCATCACCGGCATCACCGGCATCGCCTTCTGGCTCAGCTACTACCACCTGCACGACGTCGCCGCCGGACACGGCCTGGCCGTCGACCCCGCCCGCGCCTGGGCCTGGCCCGCCGTCCTCGACCTGTTCTACCTCGCCGGAGAGCTGCTGATCCTCCGCGCCTCCTGGCTCCGCACCGTCGACTACTGGGCCATCGCCCTCACCGCCCTCGGCGCCGTCGGCTCGATCGGCCTCAACGTCGCCGGAGTCGGCACCGACGCCGCAGTCCTCGACTACGTCGTGGCCGCCGTCCCGCCCATCGCCGCACTGCTCGCCTTCGGGGCGCTCATGGGCCAGGTCCACCGGTCCTTCGTACGGACGACGCCCGTCATCGTCCCGCCGATGCCCGCCGCGCCGCCCGTCATCACCCGTGTCACCGAGCAGCCGACACCCGTCAGCGCACCGCCCGCGCAGGCCCCCGAGCTGCCCGCCGGGTACGCGCCCGCCGACGAGCCGCTGACGTCCGGCACCGAGCCCGAGCTGACGCCCGTCCGAGCGCCGTACGACGACCCCCGCGTCGAAGCCATTCGGAAGCTGTACGACACCGTTGATCGGCCCACATCCAAGGAGATGGCCGACGCTGTCGAGGACGCCGGATACCCGCGCCCCGCACCGTCGAGCGTCCGCACCCTGCGCCAGATCATCGAAGCCGTCGAGCCACACCTCGCCCCCGTGCCGTTCCCGCGCCGCACCGGCTGATGCAGGCCGTCGCCCTCACGCTCTTCCTGCTGCTGATGCTCGGCGCGTTCCTCGGCATCGCCCGGGTCGACCGCCGCGCCCTGCCGCCCGTGATGCTCACCGCGGCCTTCATCGTCACCCTCGCCGGGATCGCCGCCGGCCTGCTCTCCCACTGAGGACACCATGAACTTCGCACCCGTAGGCGTCAGCCTCGGCGGCGTCACCGTCGGCACCATCATCGTCGCCCTCGTCATCCAACGCTGGTGGAAGAAAGGCGGCGGCGGAGGCAAGGGCAAAGACAGCGACGGCAGCAGCCGCGACTGGAAGGAACTGATCCCCTTCGTCCTCGCCAACCTGCACGGCATGCTGCTCGTGCTCTGCGCCGGCGGACTCCTCGGCAGCGTCGCCCACTTTGCCCTGTGGGGCGTCAACGGCCTCGGCGACCTCGCCCTGGTCTACGGCGTCGGCGGCACCAGCCCCGACGTCACCCGCGCCCGCCAGCTCGCCCTCACCCCTGGCGGCTACGCCATGGTGCTGATCCTCACCGCGCTCGCCATCGGCCACTGGAAGTGGTCCAAGAAGCTCCCGAAGAAGCAGGCCGCCCTCGGCGCGCTGGCTGGCGTCGGCCTGGCCTTGTCTGGGGGGATCGCGGGCGCGGCCGCAGTGCCGCTCGCGAGCGCGGTCAACCTGCTGGGCACCTGGTACTCGGGGCTTGTCCAGTGACCGGCCCCAGCGTGGTGCGGGCCGTACGGCGCGGCTCGGTGGTCCTGGCTGATCGCTTCGGCGCCTGGCTGCGGCCGCAGTCGGCGAAGGAGGCTGCGCAGCACTGGGCGGCCCTGGCGTTCGCCGGATTCTTCGGCGGCGGCATGGTGCTGGCCGTCCCCAAGGTGCTCGGGCCGATCGCGGTCGTGTGGTGGTGCATCGCTGCCGGCCGTACGGGCTCGCAGGTGCTGGCGCGCGAGGCTGCCGAGTCTGCGTTCGTGCAGCTGCTCCGCGATGCGATCGGCCCGCGCAACGGCGTGCTCCTCGCCGACGTCCTGCTGCTGCTCCACCGCGACCAGCTGCTCATCGAGTGGGACATCGCCGATGTGCGGGCGCAGTGCGTGGCGCTGGAGATCCCCATGCGCGACTCGCTCAAGGTCGACGGCCGCGTCTCGGTGGGTGTGCACGTGGCCGATCTGCTGTCCGTGTGGGACGTGGATCCGACCCCTCCCCCGAAGATCGACAACCCCTCTCGGGGCGGTAGATCCGCAGGTAACTACCCGACTACCTCAGAAGAGGGCCCGGCCCCGGAAGGGGTTGAGTGCGCGGTACAGGTACCCCGCCGCGATCCCTTCGAGGACCACCTCGCCGACGCCCTCCGCGTCTTCGGCGACCACTGACCCCGGGGCGGCCGCCCTACCGCCAAGCAGACACGGCCGCCCCGGTTCTCCATCCCATCGAGACGGAAGGACCATCATGGCCCTGCCCAAGGACATGCCCACACGCGACCCCAACCGCCCGTACGACGCGCACGCCCGCACGTACAACCCGGAGCGGGGCGGCTACTACCGGGTGCCGGACAAGACGCCGCCGAAGACGCCCGCCAAGGGCTGACCGCCTGCCACACTCGCCCTGTACCGCCACCATGAGGAGCCACCCATGACCACCACCGCCACGATCACGCACGTCGTCCCGGCGGCAGTCATTGATGCTGCCGTTGATGCCGCCTTTCCCGGGCTTCCCGAGAGCATGACGATGGAGGAGGCGCGCCGCCGTGTGGTCAAGGCGCTGGAGTCCGCGTACCCGGCGATCGCCAAAGCCGTGCTCAGCGAGGCGTGCGCGAACATCGTCGACCTCGGTCGCCAGACGGGTGATGCGCAGACCGCGCGAGCCTATGAGCGAGCGGCGCGCGGCGAGTAGTCGCCTGCCGCACTCGACCCCATGACCCCCTGATAGGGAGAGCCCCATGAACGAGCCCACCAGCCCGCAGCAGCGCCGCCGTATCCCGCTGGCCGAGCTGGCCTCCCGTGGCAGCGCCGCCGCAACCCCCGCCCTCGCGCGCGTGCTCCCCACGTCGGCGTCCGGTCGCGTGGAACGCGCGGCGTTCCAGTCGTTCTCGCGCTGACCGCCTGCGACACTCGAACCGAGGCCCTGCCGCATCCCCCCCGTCGGCAGGGCCTCACCCATGTAGTTGCGTTCTGGACGATCATCGGTCATCCTGGCCCCAGTCCTGGCGTGCCCGGACACAGACGCTTCACAGAACGGCCCCCGTCCATCCGGCGGGGGCCGTTCGCATTCCCCGGGGAGGTGACCGATGTCCGGCCGCCCCATCACCGACGAAGACCGCGAGCGCGTACGCCAGCTCCACGCCGAAGGCAAAGGCCGCAATCAGATCGCTCGCATCATGGAACGCTCCGGGCGCGACATCAGCGAGATCGCCTGGGAATTCGGCCTGTCCTTCGCCCGCGCCGCCGAGGTCCGGCAGGCGACCGAGATTCGCACAGCCGACCTCGCCCAGCTCCGCACCAATCTGGCCCACGATCTCGCGGTCGACGCCGTACGCATGCGCGAGCAGCTCTGGGAGCCCTGCACCCTCATCAACTTCGGCGGCAAGGACAACACCGTCGCCACGAAGGACGTTGCCGAACCACCCCCCAGCGACAAGCGCCAGCTGATGACCGCCGTCGGCGTCGCTATCGACCGCAGCCTGCGCCTCATCCCCATCAAGGACGACGCCGGCGCCGAGGCCGCCCGCTCCATGGTCGGCCAGCTGATGACCGGCATCGCCACCCTGTACCGCGAGCAGCAGGACGACGGCGGGGAGGCCGGAGACGAGGGGGCCGGTGATGCTCCGTGACGCACCCCCGCTGTCCCGCAAGCAGGTCGCGAGCATCGTCGAGTCCACAGCCCGCATCAACGCGTGGGAAGGCTCCGTACGGTCCGGGAAGACCATCGCGAGCCTGCTGCGGTGGCTCGGGTACCTAGCCGATCCTCCGCGTGGTGGCGAACTCGTCATGATCGGCAAGACCAGGGAGACCATCAGCCGCAACATCTTCCGGCCGCTGTCCGACCCCGCGATCTTCGGCCCGCTCGCCGCCCAGGTCAGCTACACCCCCGGCGCGCCCGAGGCCCGCATCATGGGCCGCACCGTGCACGTCCTCGGCGCCAACGACGCCAAGTCCGAGCCGAAGATCCGAGGCATGACCTGCGCCGGCGCATACGTCGACGAGGCGACCACGATCCCGAAGGCGTTCTTCGATCAGCTCTCCGCGCGCTGCTCCGTCACCGGCTCGAAAATCTTCCTGACGACCAACCCCGACAACCCGGCGCACTGGCTCCGCAAGGACTACCTCCTGCGCGCCGCCGAGACCCGGCTCCGCTCCTGGCACTTCACCCTGGACGACAACCCGTTCCTCGACCAGGAGTACGTCCAGACCCTCAAGGACTCCCACACCGGGCTGTTCTACCGGCGCAACATCCTCGGCCACTGGGTCGCCGCCGAGGGCGCCATCTACGACTGCTGGGACGAGAAGCGCCACGTCGTCAGCAAGCTCCCGCCGATCACCCGCTGGCTGTGCGACGCGATCGACTACGGCACGACCAACCCGTACGCGGACCTGCTCATCGGCCTCGGCGTCGACCAGAAGCTCTACGTCGTCAGCGAGTACCGCTGGGACTCACGCCGCGAGCGCCGCAAGATGACCGACGTCGAGTACAGCCAGGCCCGCCGCCGCTGGCTGGCCGGCGTACCCCACCCGGGCACCAACGTGCTCGGCGTCGCCCCGGAGTGGACCATCGTCGACCCGTCAGCGGCCTCGTACATCGAGCAGCTGCACCGCGACAACGTCTCCGGCGTCTACCCGGCCGACAACTCCGTGCTCGACGGCATCCGCACCACCGGCTCGCTGCTCTCCGCCGGCTACCTGCTCGTGCACGAGTCCGCGCGCGGGCTGATCGAGGAAATCCCCGGCTACTCCTGGGACGACGAGGCGGCGGAGAAGAAGGGCGAGGACAAGCCCATCAAGCTCGATGACCACTCCTGTGACGCGCTGCGGTACGGCGTGCGTACGACCGAGGCCCTGTGGCGGCCGTACATCCCGACCCTGCTGGAGGTGGCCGCCTGATGTCTCTGCCCGCGAGCGGCACCCCGTGGCCGCCCACCGACCCCTGCGTACAGACCGCGCTGGCCGACTGGGACGCCTGGTACTCCGCCGACCCCGACCAGCTCGAACAGCGCTACCTCAACCGCGGCTCTCAGGGCCTCCCCGAGAACCGCCCCACCCAGTACCGGGGCGGCCTCGTCGGTCGCGTCGCTCGCTGGTTCTGGGGCAACCCCGTCCCGGACGGCCAGAAGCGCGAGAAGCTCCACATCCCGCTGGCCGGAGACATCGCCCGCACCTCCAGCGACCTGCTGTTCTCCGAGCCGCCCAAGCTGGTCGTCGACAACAAGGACACCCAGACGCGCCTTGATGAGCTGGTCGACGGCGGCCTACACCCGACGCTCCTGGAGGCCGGCGAAGTCTGCGCGGCC